CAAGAAAGCTGATTTCTGCAGAAACCTCTAGCATTTATATGTACCTCACCCGGTGTTTTTTTTTTTTAATATTGAATAATTGTTGGCAACAATCACTATTAAAACAATCTGCAACCGATTATGGTACAAACCTCCGGGCGAAAAGATACCAGATTAGAGCTACATTCTTGGCACTTATAACCTTCGTTTGAACTTGCACGTACCTGAAAAGACTTTGAGACCGATAACGGTAACACAGATGGCCGTTGGCGCCAAATATTTTACCGGAATCGACGTTTTCTTGCCAACTTGGCTTTACATCCGCTCCTGGCAATGTTTATAGATGTTTTGACCAAGACTATGTGGGTCCGATTAATTACCGGGCGCGGTGCATAAATATTTTATCCACGAGTCAGAATAAGTCACACATCAGCATTTTTAGTAGCAGCATATTTATTCAAGTATTATCAACATGTTTTCACATTTCTGGTAAAGTTTCACAGTATCAGCATTTTCACAGTTTTATCACAAGTCACAGTTTATCTCTTTAGCTTACGTCGCTTAACAGTGCGTCTTGTACTGGTATCTCTAGATGCAGATACTGTTATTTCAGAACGAGGTCTTTTATTTCCTAAAATGTTTGATTGAAACAAAAATCGTCTTCCTAAGGACGACTGACTTAGTTCTGAAGTAAATTTTTCTGTTATATCAACAGTCCAAAAGTTTTTGTCTTTGTAAGGATCCTCTGGTTCGTGTTTATCAGCCTCAGTAGGACATCGGGTAGCTAAAGATTCAATAAATCTATAATTATCTTCAATTCCTACTTGAGGAGGTGGTACAAAAGCTAATTTCCAATTTTCCAATATACTAGGATCCATAACATTTAAATGAGCTAGTATATCTGCATCTAGTTTTACCTTACAAAGTTCTAGAACAATAGAAATTTCAAATTCTTCAACGTGCCTGGTGTAATTTTTAAAATCTGATGCAGTATAAATATAATTGGTATCTAATGTACCATTTTCCTTATAAACTGATATATTAAAGTTAGTGTTTCTGGTATTGTCGCCAACTGTTACAAACAGATCATTTCGCCATAATATCCCATTATTATTTCCCTGAGCACGTTTTAACCAAAATGGCTTGTTGAATAATTGGCCATCACTGGAATTTAAAGAACCACTGGGTATAGTTACATATATACTGGACGATATAGTTTTTTGTGGAATAGCAGGGTCAGCCTGCTTTGGATTTAAAAAGAAATCTGTATTTTCCATTGGGATTATATCTCCAACAGTACCTGCTCTATTAAATTGATGCCTGCTGTAAATTTGTTCTCGTCTTCCAAAAAAGAACATTTGATCACCATATACATCCTGAGCCATTTTTACAAAGTCAGGCCACTTTGTTTTGTCATTTATTATATCTAGTGGAACGCCTGATCTACCTTCGTATAATGTTTTATTATTCATATTTCCAAATCCTATATCCATCATATCTCCATCTTCTATAACTTCTGATATTAATTCTAATGGCGGACAGTCGCCTTTTGTAACCTCATGATCAGCACAAAATTTAGCTTTATCCCAGTATTCACCAAGGGGTGGTGAACAACCTACTATAAAAATCTGAGTTAATTTGGGGTCCATGGAGATATTCATTCTGTTTTCTTGCGCTTCTGCTGGTGGGTACACTGACATATTTTCAGTATCAGTATATTTATTGAAGAGCGGATGGCCAGTACTGCCAATGCCTAAAGGACCTCCTCTACTAACTTCTATACCTTTTAAACCCCATACTAACCTTTCCTTTTCTGGATTAAAAATTTTAGGATCAATCAAAGCAAACTGATTAGGATCTGGGCATTTCAATCTAAACACTCTGTATTGGTTTCCAGATACTTTAGGAACTGTTATTTCATTTTGCTCATTTTTAACAGCAAAATAAGGATGACCAACTGTTAACAATCGATCTGTGTTTGCAGTAAAATAAATATTGGTTCCAGTTACATATTCATCCGTATTCAACACCCTTGGATTTGGCTTGGCAGGAGGTAGATAAAAGTTTCCATGTTCCTTCAACCAAAAGGCCATCTGCAAAACATTAAATGTTGTTTAAGTCCAAACGTCTACGTTTCTTAGGTAATAATCCAGGATGTAAATAATAATCATCATCAACAATTTGAAAAGCACTTGGGTAAATTGGAGATAATGGAACAACTAGTGGAATTGTTTCATTAGACTGAGGATAAAATATTGTTACAGAAGAGCCATAAGCATCAACAAATACTTTAGGGCTTTCTGATGTTAAAGAGGGAATAGTAACTATATCTCCTTGCTCATCTGTGTTAGCAATTATTAAATGGCCATTATCAAATGTTTCATTATATGTATCAATTAATTGACTTTCTGAAAATTCATCTATTGGTAATTGATCAACTAATATACTTTCTGATATTTCATTAATAATGTTTGAAGTTTCAGGTTGTGCAGAAAATGTACTTAACTCAATAGTTTCAATAGGACTAATATCATAATAAAAATGCACTGCTGGTCCAATCTGCAGACCGCTTCTGGTACGCATAGTTGCCCTCTCACCTAATCTGCTGACTCGTACTGTTCCATCAGATGTTAATGAATATTGTGGCCTATGCAAAACACGGATATCCTGAAACTCAGTACTTGGCGCAGCTTCAATTGCCTGAAGGTCCCGCTCAAATTCAAGTGTAACATTTGGGTCAAAGGCGGGATTCTCATATTCAAATTGCACTAGGCGGGAAACCTGATTTAAAAACTCTGGCTGTTGAACCTGTACTTGTGTTGTAAATCTATTGTACAGACGTCTAGCCCGATTAATTGTATTTTCTAAGCGCTGAACAGGCGTACTTGTTTGGGGTGGTTCTTCTATTTCAAATTCTGATATTCTATTAAAAGTTTCTAATGGTATTTCATCATAACCAACTGTTTCACCTGCAAACGAGGGATCTACAAATACATTTATTTCAGGACTAGGATGTGTTGTAGCTGTTATAATACTGAAATGAGATGCATCTCCATGAATTGTAGATGTATCTATAGCTACTCTGACTGGAGTGTTATTTGGAGTTATGTCTAAAATAGCAACAGTATCATCAGATGTAGTTATTACTGTAGGATGGCCTGCTGGCCCTGTAGCTCCCGAAACTGGATCAATAGGAGCTTCTACTTCCCCAGACTCTAAACCATCAGATGGTCTTACTACATCAACAATAGATGGGTCAATTACTGTGCTTTCAGTTAAAATAGAAGAAGAGTTTGGTTGCACAGCATCTACTGGTATAATTTCTGCAGGTCCTAAAGAATCAACGATAATACTAGGCCTAACAGGGACTGTATCAGGTACAGGACGATTTGTGGTGGGAGCAAGTGGTCTGTAGCCTAGTGTTCCACCCGAGCCTCTACCAGAACCAATACCCAAGTTACCAAAAAATAAAAAACTACTAAACCACTTCAATAAACGGTCAGCCAAGGTATTACTTTCTATTTTATTTTTTACATCTTCAGGGCAATCACCAGTAGCACAAGTTCTATATAAATCTTCAGGGGCAGCTCGCTTTTTGCGTACTCTATACATATTATAAGCTGTCTATATTACCATAAGCAATACTACAACCTTTAGGAATAGTAACATTACTTAAAAAAGCTGATCTTTGCTCATTGCTTTTGAATGCAACTAAAATTCTACTTTTGGTGCTTTTTGTATCATTATGCTGTTTTACCCAATTGAAAACCGTACTACTATCAAGATACAAGCTACTATATTTCAATTTACAACGTCTTCTCCAACATTTAAGGCCATTAGCACCACCTTTTACTATGATTAATGGCGGGTCCCGAGCCTCTGCCTGAAGTACTCCAAGTCGCGTAAGACCGTGGACATTAGGTGATCTATGATCTCTTCCCACTTGATCAGGAGTTGGGAAAGATCTCGCTGTGAACTTTCGTCGTTTTGAGTCGGTGGTCGATTCTCCTTCTCCTCCTCTTCTTCGTCGTCGGGTTGAAACAGCCGTCGAGGTAGGAGATTGCTGCTGGGCTTGTGGAGTTTCAGGTCGTCGATTCTCACTTTCCTGCTCAGCGTTGGTGTTGCTGGAGGATTCCCCAACTTCCCAGGTAGGCCAGACTGACCTGGATGAACTGGTAACAGGAGTAAAAATAGTTGTATTTTTAAATCTTACAGTCCACTGTCCAGAACGTCCATATGTAGCTGCATCTTTCTCAAACAAGCGAAAGTATACTCTATCTCCATTTTCCTCCTCATAAAAACAGCCATCATAATCAACTCGTCCTTCTGTTTTATGCCAATTATCAGCTGCATCCTGATAGTAAATATGGTTCCAATTTGGGTAAGGAAACATATTTTGTTCATCATTATCAAAAAGCACTTCAACTTGAAAAGCACCTTTTTTAAAACAATTTTTAGGTTCTGTAAATAAAATTTGAGCACTTGTATCTGCTAAACTCCATCTTTCATCTGCAAATGGAGATTTAGCTAAGCTTTTTAAAAGTAATACTATATGTATAGCTTCTTTTGATCTATATTCTGACACCTGTAAAGCTGGTGTTGGTTGCAAACCTAAAGACATTATATTTTCTTTTCTGGCATAATAAAGTAATACATTTGCTTTTCTTTCCAGTTCCCAATGTAAAATTTGAGATTGTAAGTCTGTGTTTCCCTGCTCATAAAGAGTCATTATCTGATCTTGCAGTGCATCGAAACGAGCGGTCAGAGTCTCTCGCGTCTCCATCTCCCTCTTCTTCTGATGGCGTCAAATCTAACTGCTGCCCAAACTTTCTAAAAAAACATTTCCATGAGGCATCAGTAATTTCATATACAGGTGTACCATCATCATTAAAAGGCATTTTATTTGGAAATTCAAGACACATAACTCTACTATGTAAATATAATAAAGATTGTTCTTCTAATACAGGTATATTTGTCGTTATTATTAATGGTGGCAGTTTTAATTGAGCAGGTGCTTTGTGTTTTGCATCTAGGCACATTAAGTTGCCATCTAACGCATTTCTCATATACTGGTCTATGTACTGCCAAGCTGAAAATGTAGCATCATCCATTACACCGAATTTGGCATCTATTAAAGGCATCAACCAAAATGGACTACTTTTATTAAGATAACTAATTACTTTACCTCTAACAAATTTTAAAAATGAAAATGTAAAATATGATTTACCTGTATCTGGTTTTCCATATATTACTAAACAATTCTTTTTTGGTAAACCTTTAAACCATGTTTTCAGAGTTATAAGAAAAGAAATAAAAGGTATATTTTGATATTTTAAAAATAAAGCTATAGGTTTCCAATCTCCCTCATGAGGACATTTTTCACAACACTTTTGTATCCACTCAGCTGTACTCATTTCTCTCATTTCTTGTCTTTTATAAAGTTTAACCATTTGAGAACAATCTCTAACGTATTTAACTTGACAATTACTATTCAAAAATGCTTGTGCATTAGCATCTTCATCAGCCAACATAGCATATTTGTAAGCTATTTCAGGTTCTTCAATGATATCATTGTCGTAAGCCCATTGAATCATAACTGACAATTTAAAGTTTTCAGCAGCGTTAGCAGCTTGATGATTTACAATAGTAAGTTTTGCTACCCAGTCAGGAAATTGACCATACATATATGAATTGTTTGTAATTGACTTCTTATAGAAATATAAAGCTGCAGCAACACTTCTATTTCTTGGTGGGTCACAAAATAATTGATATTCCTGCACATTCAACAATTGACAAAACAGCTTGTTGACAGTTTCACGATTTTTGCCACTTTTAAATGATAACAAATACAAACCAGAAAAGTCAGCTAATATTAGTTGAAAGAAGTCACAATATTGCTGTAAAACAATTTTTGATCCTTGCAATACCTCGTCGATAGCATTATACACATATACAACCCAATTTGTTGAACATGATTTGTTACTTTTATATGTTCTTGTTAGCTCCGAAAAGCTCACACAAAAGTTATCTTTAAATTTAGATAGCAAAATAGCCTTCCTATTATTGGCTTGTAACAGTTCCAAGTTCAAATTATCTCCATGTTTTCCCGCCACATTATTTACATTGTTATTTGTATCTTCTACTACCTTTTCATTAGTATTTTCAGCTTCATCGTCAACTATGCCACTGTCATCAAACTGCAATCTCCGTTTGCTGCTGTTCTTTTTTGGTGTTATATGGACAGCTTTCAATTTAGGACTGAGCTCTGCGAGTTGTTGCTCTGGGCTTTTTAGAAACTTTCGTTTTAGACTTTGTATCGCAGAGTTACATTCCTCTGTCACTTGTGTGTTGTATAATGCCAAAGAATTACCCTCATCTACTGCGTCCTCAGCAATATCATCTATAAGGTTGGAAATCCCCGAACAATCTGTACTGGTTTCAAACAAGTTATCCAAAGTATCCAGGTCATCAACACAATCAGATTCCTGCACTATAAACCATTCCCCACTATTATCATTAAGTTCAGTACCTTTAGTAAGGTCTCCCATGACGATTTGGATCTCTGGAGCACTGAGGGCAAAGCAATGAAAGCTCAGCGATTAAAAGTTGTTGCAGCAAACTTATGGCTGATCCGGTTGCAAAGACAACAAGCCGGATTCTAGATTCACAATGACTGCAACAGGTGTCTATTCTGTAATGATGACGCTCCTCCTCCTCTGGTTCCACATCTGGTGACAATGACTCGTTGCACAAAAGACTCTCAGGCAAAACTAACTCTTCTAAGTTTAAATTTATATCTTCAATAGTAGCTCTTTGACCTATCATTCTTTTTTAATACAATTTCGACACAAACCTCTCCAATGACCTCTTATCAAACAATACAATTCTTCTTTAACCTTTATATCAAACTTTTCTGCAAGATCTAACAACTTAAAGCAACATAAACAACGCACAACAATATCTTTCAAAGGTTTCCTTGCTAAATGTTCAATATTAACACTGTTTACAGCACACTGGAAAAAATTATTTCTTTCATAGATAGCAGATAATTTTAAGCATAAGGAACAGCAACCATAAGCAATCTTATTTTTCCAAATTAAGTTCAACTGTTTCATATAAAAGCTAGCAAGGTCTTGAGGATCCAAAAAGCTGCTACAAAAAATACACCTAATACGTAGTACAAAAAAAGAAATATCAAAATATCTACAATATTCATCTAGACGAGTAGGAAACAGCTCCTCTTCCAT